GGACGCAACTATTCCTGAGGAGAAGGTCGTACCTTCTCTCAAACGCTAAAATAACCTCTGAAAGGAGGGTAATTAGATGGTCTTTAATGACCAGTTTGAGAGTGGAATGAGTCTTCGCCTATCGGTGACTGGTATCCCTTCATATCTTGTGAATGATATTTGTTCACAAATTATGAAGTGGGCCCGATGTTCTGGTCCAACTTTTGCAATAAAGCGTGTAAAAGCTTTAAAGCAATTGTTGATCAAGGGAGGAGATGTTCCTTCTGGTTTCGCAAGAAATCGAAAGGGAGATCTTAAAGGGATTTTCGGATCTCTTATACGTTGGGGACGTAAAAGCGAGAAGAACTTTGGAAAAGCTCTTCAAGCTTTAATGTCTTACACGTATTTCTTTCTTGAAAAACCCACATCTGCTGATAAACGAAAGTTTAAAGCAGCTGTGTCTTGCGATAAGCCTGATAACTTATCTCAAGAATTTCATAGAGACTTTGCATTGTCTCTACGAAGAACATTTGGCATGAAGTTGATCGACCGTAATGATACAAGTAGTATCATCACGTACCGAGGTAGCGATGCAAGATTACGTCCAGGAATTAGGGGTCTTTTTCCTAAATCTCAAACGTGTTCAAACATCGTTGACTATGTCACGCTAACAAAGGTGCATAGTTATCGGAAAGTCTTCCGCAAGTATTGGAGTCTCTTCGATCCAGTATTTAAGGGGATAGACATTAATTCCTACACCGAAGATGACTTTGTCAGTGATGTTTCTGCTGATGAAGCCACTAGGTCTAGGTTTTATCCTTTATTAGGAGGTGAAGTTCATTTCCTAATGCAGGAAGGTGGAAAGATGCGTAGTATAGCAACTCCTCACCTTGTCTTTCAAATGGCTTTACAGCCACTTGGTTCCGCAGTATACTCGATAGTGAAATCCCTTCCTTGGGATTGTACCTTCGATCAGTCTAAAGCTGTACCGTTTGTACAGTCAGCTCTAAAGCAAAATCAACAAGTTCATTCTGTTGATCTCAGTTCAGCTACGGATTATTTTCCACTATCCATTCAGCTGTCCTGTCTCCGTTCTTTGTTTGGTAATCAACCAGACATTGAATTATTCAAAGATATTAGCCGTTCACATTGGTTAACATCTGAGAATGATTTTGTTCGTTGGAAACGTGGCCAACCCTTGGGTATTTTTCCAAGTTTTGGTACGTTTACAATGACTCACGGATTTTTGCTTTGGTATTTGAACAATCAATCTCATAACAATGATTTCTTTGTTTTGGGTGATGATGTTGTCATCCTTAACAATGATCTCTATGTTAAGTACATTGAATGTTTAAATACTATGTCATGCCCGTGGTCTTCAGAGAAATCTATTTCCTCATCGAAGCTAGGTGAGTTCGCTGGGAAATTGATTACATCATCATCAGTCATTCCGATGATGAAGTATAAGAAGTTGTCTAACGACAATTTCTTAGACATCTGTAGACTA